GGCAGCTACTGCACTATTTGCGCTTACTCTAGCATCTGTATAGTAAAGATTAGTACTACCTTCAGATAAGTCATCTGTGTTACTGCTATCTTCATCTAATAATTTGTGCCAAGAACCACTATGCGCAAAGTATGCTTTACCTGTTGCGTGAACGTGTGCGAACATTCCATGATATGTAGATGCACTTGGTAAATCTCCCTCTGTACTAAATACATTGGCAAAGTAAATCTTTCCTGTGGTAGTTACATTGTAGCTACCCATATCTAAATTACCACCTGTAACTGCGTTTACTGCTCTTACAGTAGTGAAGTATTGATTAGCACTCCCTTCCGCAATATTATCGGTGTCAAGTACAACAGCTCCTGTTTGGGTATTTACGCTAGATACAGCACCGCTAGGCAAGTTAGTAAGACCAGAACCATCACCTGTAAAAGATGTAGCTGTTACATTACCAGCATTGTCTAGTGTAACACCAGAACCATTACCATTACCATCAGTAAGCTCTTTTGCAGTTGCGCTTAATTCAGCGTTATCAGTAGTCTTTATCAGACCCTTGTAAGTGTCCTTTATCTTATTACCTGTTAAACTTGCCATTATTTATCTTTTTTTCTTTATTACCAGAAGTGTTAATATTTAAGTAACACTTCAATTTGTTTTCGTTATCTTTCTTAGGTTTATATTTACTTACAGCATCCATCCGTTAAACAAGGCATTTTTATCTGGTGTAACGTCATCATTGCTGCTGTTGTAATACTCAGGAAACTTACTTGGAGCATTAAAGCTCATGTAATCTATAAATCTCTGAGTGTAATACTCGGCATAATCTCTCTCCTTTGCAATTAAAGAATCAATCTCTTCTTTATTCACGATAGTACTATTCTCAGCTCCTTTTTTATAAACAGAGCCATTAGCAATAGTGTATGCTGCAAATGGTAGGTATTCGGTCATAGCAAAGTGAATAAGCATCGGCTGTATGTAGTCATTTACTAAGTTTAGATAATCTCCAGATAATGTACCAGCTATAATATCATTTGATATTTTATCATATAGACCTGAACCTACATAGTTCTGAACATGTATATCCTGCGCTATTTTGATAAACTGAATAAATTTATCAGTATCTATATTACCGCTAAGTGCCGTATTGTTTATTAGGTCGCTTCTTTTTATAAATAGTGCTGATGGCATTTTATTCTACATTTTCAATTTGTTCCTCTACCTTTTCCTTGACTTCCTCTTCTATATCCTTTTTAACGCCTGTTTCCTTCTCTATCTCGGCTTCGCTTATAGCATTAGTCAAGTCAGTAAATTCAAGGGGTTGTAGCGTCTTAAAATAGATATCAAGATTTATTCCGTTGTACTCAAGTATCTTCTCAAGCTCATCAAGTATTGTAACCTGCATTGGTCTTATAACTGTGTTGTCCATAAGAACAGAAGCAGTTTGTAATTCTTCTGCGTTATTCCCAAGACCTGTATTGTCTTTTATACCTACAAGCATAGGTGATACTATACGGTGTGATACCATTACCTTACGCATACTCTCATCTGATAAGAATTGATACTGCTGGTGAGCATCTGATAGCTGTACTGGCTCAATAGTAGCTGCAAGCTCTTTACTGTCGTTAAATGCTAGTATAAAACGCCCTGCATTAGAACTACCGCTAAACTTATTCATTATGCTTGTTTCAATAGCATCCCTTTGCTCTGCATCTGGAGTACCGTTATTGAAGTTAATAAGCATACTCGGAGAAAGTCCGTTCTGAATATTATTTATGTGATAGTTGGCAATCTCTTCTTCTAATTCGGCATACTGTAAACCTCCTTGATAATCTACTGGAGAATAATATTTATAACCAGCTCTATATGGCTTTATGTACAATATCTCAATAGATTGTTTTGAAGTGCCAAAAGCAGGTATTCTTGTGAGTTTATCACTTGACCTGTATTTAGACCAATCACTATGATAGAAATACCCTTCTATTTCGCCCTTAGAGTTGCATTTCTCGGCTCTTAACGTCTCTACTGGTATGTGTGCTACCTTAGCAATTTTAGAGCGGTCTTTGGTGTATATAACTTGAAGAGCAGCCTGACCCATCATTTTATAATCATGGGTTATGCGCTTAATAACATTCTTGTTAAGAAGCTCCTTCATTTCTTTATAGTCCGATTCCTTTTCTTTACTATCAGTTGCATCAAGACCTCTTCCATAAATCATTTCAGATATGCCGTTAATAGCAGCGTTATTAGTAGGACTTCCGTTGTATCTATCTATAAGATAATTAAAATAATCATTATCATCTCCGTAAGATACCCAATCCTCGTTATAGTATTCCTTTACCTCTGGTTTAGAGTAAGAACCTAACTGTACAATATGTATTGTGCTTTCGTCTTTCATAATATAATATAGCTATCATCAAAGCTACTCTCTTGTGTGTATTTATTCTTATTAGGATTGTACTTATCGTAATCAGTTTGGTCTGTACAATATACAACATCTCTATATAATTCACCGTTGTCATCAATTAACTTCAGCGTATAGTAATTACCTTCTTTAAGCGCATACTGATTTGTTATCTCTAAGAATATATCTCCTTGAGACGATGTAAAACCTCCTGATTCCCAACTAACATCTGAGTTTTCCCAAGCCACATTGTATTCCTGCCACTCAACGATAGAGCTGTAAGAGTCAGTCTTTCTCGTGGACTTATTTATAATCTCAAGACTAAGACTTCCTACTACGTCTCTTCTCGCTGCAATCTTAATGGTCTGGTTGCCTGTGGATGTTGTTAATACACGCATACTAAAGTAATAACAATGACTTTATTTGTTTCAAAGATACAAAAAAAGGGGCAATTAAGCCCCCTTTTAGATTTATACCCCTATTAAATTTATGAAGGGTCTCTTTGAGTTCCCTCAGAAGCAGTAGCGTTACTTAAACCTGCAAATGGGTTTGCATCAGTACCTCCATCAACAAAAGACGGCATACGAAGTTCGTTTGCGGTTAGAGTAAGTGTATATCCATTTAGGTCTCCCATAGCAGTACCAGTTACAGCAGTACCACCAGTTACATCAGCACCATTATCAGAACCAACCATTAAGAATTTATCATCAAAAGTTTGAACAATAACGTGTGGTCTACCATACGCCATAAGTTTCAACTCTTTATTATCTTCTTTAGTTAATTTAAATAGTGTTAAATTCACAACCTGCTCAAAGAATGTTGTTCCATTCTCCAAAGAAGATGTAATATTAGTTTCTAAGGAAGAGTTACCTTTAACATCGTAAGTATAGTAATTAAAAGTTACAGCACCAGCAGTATCTGTTATTTCATCACTTGTTCCGTAAGTAAACGCACCCATGTCTCCAAAGTCAACAAAGTGAATCTTTTTTATACCACCTACGGCATCTTTACAAGGTCTTAATCTTCCTCCAGTTAAATCACAAGCCATTATTTATATTTTTTTAGTAAAAAGGGCAGCGTTAACCACCCTTTTAAGTTAAACAATTATTATGCTAAAGTAAGAAGTGCAAGGTCAGAACCAATACCATACTGTATTCCAGAAGTAAATCTCATTACCACACGAACATTCTGACTTCCGTCAATGTCTTGCATGTCTATAACTTTTACTTCGTTGTGGTCAGATAGCAATCCTGTTCCAAAGAACAAGTTAGAGGCTTGTCCAGCTACGATATGGTCTGTTGGCATACCAGTAGCAAGCTGAATCTTAATTCCTTCGAAACTAAGAGCATTGCCCATGTTGTACCATTGCGCTCCTTTAGAGTCTGTACCAGCAGCACCCAGTCCTTGCGCTCCAAAGCCTCCTAATGAACGGATGTATGCTTGGTATGCAACCGTAGGTACATATATTGTCAAGTCATCTTTACCATAAACAGCAGAAGGAAGTGCATCAACTACATTGCCTAAAAGTTGGTCAATGTTTGATGATAAAAACTGTGTGTGAGTCGAGTTAGAAGCATCGTTTACATCTCCATCGGCAGCCATTAAAACTGTAAATCCGTCAAACTCACCAGCGTTAGCGTTTACACCACCCCAGATGTTTTGCTCAGTTTTCTCAGCAACTTTAGCAGCAACATGTCCTAATAAGAAATCAGAAAATGCTGGAGGTAGGTTGTCAAATGTAGAATATCCCATTTGTACAGCTTCCCAGTCAGAACGGAAATCTTTTTTACACAGTTGTAGGTTAACTTGGAACTCTTCTGGTTGAAGAATACGCTCAGTTAATGTAAGAACGTCAGCATCGATTGTAAAATCACAAGTAGCATCGGTGATTAGGTCAGTAGAAGCAACTTTTTTGATTACTTCTTTATATTTTACGTTTGGCTTTATTGTAATAGAACCCTCAGAAAGAGTTTTACCACTCAAAAGAGCTGCCGAGATATATTTCCCTGCAAACTCACCAGCGTAGGTTGTAGTCAGACTATTTAATGAATTGTCTGCGTCTAGTTGAATATTTCTTGTACTCATCTTTTTTATTTGTTAGTTTAATTTAGAAAATACTCGGTCAAGTGTATTAGCAGGGCGATTCTGACCGAATTTAATCACCTCTTTTTGTTCTGTTTTTTGTGATGGTGCGTGTGCGATTGGCTCGGCTGCTGGTTCAGCAGATAGCTTTTCGACTTGAGAAGATAGTTCAGCTTTTTCAGCCTCTACCTTATCATACTCTACCATCATATCTTCCTTAATAGATTTAATCATATCCTCAAGTTCTGCGATTTTAGAATCGAAGTCCTGTTTAGATACATAATCTTCTTCTAGCTCTTCTGCCTCATCTTCTTCGACTTCAATAGCTTCTTTATCTTCTTCAGATTCTTCAGCTAGTTCAACCTCTTCAGTTGATTCAGCTTCAGGAGCAGCCTCTACTTCTTCAGTAGCAACTTCTTCAACAGAATCCTCAGATAATGCAACTTCTTCTACTTCTGGAGATTCAGTAACTTCTTCGGCTGCAACTTCAATGTTCTCAACCTTTTTAGTTTCTGGCTCACTAATAGCAGAAAGTTTTTGCATAATATCATTTAGAATGTTTGTAGCTTTACTCTCCATATTATGTTAATTAACAGTTATAGTTATAGATAAATAACAAGTACTTAACGTACTGTTAGATTTTTAGGCATTTATTTTTCCTATACCCTGACTTCTAAGAGTGCCATCACAGCATCTCCTTGAGTATGTTCTCCCATCCTTGCATAAACAAGCTCTTCTTGAGTTTGATGGTACTTGTTGTCCTACGGTTTCTTTACTTTTCATTTCTTACTTGATTTAGGATGTTTCTTTGGCAATAAATCGTAGTCAGTAGTGTACTTAGCATTTTGCGGTCTCCCGTTCTTTAAAAGGTATATATAAGCGTTTACTCTAGCTTGCGCCCATTGCTCTGCTGACTTTACGTTAGGGCTGTGAGACGTTTGGAAAGCACCGACTCCTCGCTGATACACAGATTTAAGTTGTCCAACAGTAGTTCCGTATCCCTTTTTAGATTTATACTTCTCATTGAAGTCATTAGCTTTCTTCTGTAACGACTTTAAGACTCTGTCGGGTACAGTAACTCCCCTTGACTTCCCAGCAGCACCCTTTGGATTGCGTTTACCTCCTCGTTTTGGATTAGGATTTGGAGTATCGGAATTTGGAGCTTTCTTGCTTCTTCTAATTCTTCCTTTGTCATCGTATTCAGCTAATTTGTGTTCTTTACAGGGCATGTACCAATCTTTACCCTCAACATTATGTACATGAAACCCTTCACACCCAATATCCTTTGCAATTCTTAGTGCCTCTTCTTTTGTATCGTAAGCAAGCCTACCATCTATCTCTTTAGACGCTAAATCCAGTTCAGATAGGTCTAATTCTCCTAATTCTCTTAATTTACCTCTACTCCAAGCTAAACCAGCCTTTCCGCCCCATAATAGGTATGAAATTGTGCCACAAGCCTTAGAATCGCCTGCATCATAGTATGTTTCAGCCCTTGAAAGATATGAGTACATCCTCTTAATCGTGGAGACACTTAGTTTTTCACCCCTACTGAGCTGCTGCGCCCTTATTTTCCCCACAGAGGTTGCGCAACGGTTATTTACCTTCTTATTTAGCTCAATACCTCTTTTGGCATTGTTTTTAACTCCACTTCCGTAGTCTCCGTATGTTTTTAGGTTTAGTTTACCAGTTTCAATGCTATCTGCAATCTCTAAAAGTACCTCAGCAGCATCATTCTCCTTTTGAATCATTGACATAGCAACTTTATCGGTAAAATAACCCTCTATTGAGAACCCTTTTACCTTACCTGTCTTAACGTAGTCTTGCCAAACATCTTCATTGTTTACTTTCATTGATACCATCCAAGTGCCAACTGGCATATTTAGTCCATACTTACGAGACTTGTCATACTGCTCATCCTCTATTATCCAAGACTCTACAACAGACATTCCTGATAGCTGTGCCTGATGCTCAAGAGTTGACTTGTTTTGGTTTCCTTTCATTAAGAATAACTCTGATGCTCTTCTGACTGTATCTTCAGAGAAGTATATATAGTATTCATCCTCTTTGTCTCTTCTATATATTTTCTTGTTCGGTATAAGTGCAGCACCCATAAGAATACGCTTGTCCTTGTCCACGTCTGCAAGCTCAACTTTTATTTCTTCTTTCAGAGCTACAAAGTTCTCTTCTATGGCTGGTTGCTCTACGATTGATATAGCGTCAATACCTGAGAACTCTCCTTCTTCGTCTATAAATAATTCTATTACCTTCATACTATTGAATTAACCGAATGATGCGGTGTTTGTTATATTTCTATCTAATTCTTGTTGTGTTGAAATGTCTTTTCCTACTACGAATGCTTTTACTGGCTTTGCCTGTTCTCCAGCAACAGTTTGTGCAAGTTGAGATGTCTGTGATGCGCCAACTACATTAAAGTCTGGGGCTTCGATTGTTCTTGTACTACCGCCATCACTACCTCCAGAAGTGTCTTTTGCGCCACCCTTCTTACCAATCATTGTTGATAATATATTAGCAATAGATAGTCCAGCACCAATCTTTGTTCTTAAATTACTCTTTTTTGCTTCTGCCTGTGCTAAAAAATATGCTGGGTTAATAGTACCTAATGGTGGCAAAAATGCAGGAATGGCATTCGCTGCTGCTGTTTTTGCAGCTATGGAGGTTTGCGCAGTTATTATCACCTGTGCAATAGCAGCACCCTTTTCAACAACCAATGCGGCTTTTGCTAACGCTTCATTTTCACCAGCTAAATTACTTAAAGTGCTTCCTATTGATTGAGCAAACCCAGCGTATTCTAAATTAACGGCTTTTTTAGCCTCAATAGCTGCTATTTCTGAAGCCAAATCATTCTCCCTTAACTCTCTTTGCAGATTAAACTGCTCCATTTGAGCTGCTGCAACTTGGTCTGCCGTTGAATGTTCATTATTAATAATTGCAGTTTGCCTGTCTATTAGTCTCTGAATGAAGTTTTCATTAGCTTCAAAGAATAGCGTATTTGCCTCTTCATCAAAAGTTCTTAAATCCTCAAGACCCTGCTCTTCAGCTTTTCTATTTATGTCTCTGGCTTTTTGAGTTTCAGCAGCAGCTCTTTCAGTTCTTTCTCTTTCTAATTTAGACCTTTCCGTTTCAAAAGCTGCTTTCTGCTGAATTAACACGTCTCCATGTTCTTTCTCGGCTAACTCAATAGATTCGAGATAGTCTTTTTTAGCCTGTTGTTTTTCGCTGTCAGATGCCTTTGATTCTAAAAACTCATCTAACCTTAACTTCTGCTTATCTTTAAATTGTTTAAGCCTTATATCGAGTTCAGCTTTAGCAAATTTCTCTTCTAAATCTATTTTTTCATCTTCGGTAAGAAGAGTTCGGTCTATTGACTTCTGTCGAAAACTCTCTTCTAATTTATCAAGGTTAAGTAGTTGTTGCTTAAAGTCTCTTTCTCTTGCACCTGCACCACCCTTAGTGTCATTTGGGTCATATATACCAAGCTCTTTTAGTTTTTCTGTTAAATCAGATATAACCTTATTTGAATCTTCAATAGCCTCTTTTCTTTTTTCTTCACCTTTAGCAATTAATTCTGTTGATGTTAGATTGGCATTCTGAAGTTTAAAGAATCTACCAACTTTGTCTCGAAGAACGTCCATCACACCAATGTTATCGTTTGCTGAGGATTGTTCTAGTTTCGTTAATTTAACATACTCTTGTTGAATTGTATTTAAAAGAGCTTGTGATTTTGCCTTTTTCTCTAAAGCCTGTACATATAAGTCTATTTGGTGTGTAGATTCTTCAGTTAACTTACCTTCTTCATCTAATTCTACATTTAAATCTTTATGCTCCTTAGAAACTCTCTTTAATATAACGGCTTTTTGTTTTTGAGACACATTAGTGTCATTAAGTAGAGTTTCCATAGTCTTTAAAAAGCCCAGTTGCTTTCCAAACTCGTCATTGGCTTTACTAAAGGAATCAGCAACAAGTTTTGCTGCCTTTGACATACCCATCAAACTTCTTGCAAATTCAGCTACTCTTTCAGATTGAAGAGCTGCAATGAATAACTGAACAAGTAGCAACACACCACCAGTACCCATTAAGGACTTACCTAGTTGTTTAAATGACTTTATAACACCACCGTTTGTCTCAGCAAAACTACCAAACAATGAGGTTAATTGAGACAAGTTGTTTGCCATTGCTGTAAAGCCATAACTTGCATCTGAGGCTAAACGACCCGTTTCAAGTATTATAGCATTATTTAATCCAGCTTGAGTTCTTGCTTTTTTAGTGGCTGAGGCTTTTTTGTTAGTAGCTATAATTTCTTGGTCTATCCCAGCTACTACCTCTCTATTTTGCAGCGATATTTGTCTTTGCGTTTTTAGCTGCTTTAACTGCTCTTCATTAAGTTTACTATAATCCTTACCTAGCTTCTTTAACGGGTCAGAAGCATTATCGTTAATATTTATCGATATAAGTATCTTTTGTTCAGCCATTCTTGTATGCTTTAGATTGTTTCACTCTTTCTATCTGTCTTTTTACATCATCCCAATTAGAACATCCCCTATACATTCCTTTGGCAATGTCTATGTTATGAGATATGCCATACCAATCAGATACTTGCAATAAATCTATAATCTGCTTTATCATAATACGTTTAGTAATTCTAGTTCAGACTCACCTGTTCTTAGGTTTGTGTTGATTGAATTTATAGTGAATACTTTGTCTCCAACCTGAAACCTATCATTCAATTTATAGTTAAGTAATACTCTGTTTGGTAATTGTGCCGTTAACTTAAATATTCTTTTCTTGGCATTGAACGCATCTTCTATGTATGTTTTATAAAAGTTCTTGAATAAGGAATTAGACTGACCGCCATAATCGGTAAAGCTCCATTCATCAATTTCGTTATCAAAGTTCAATGTATATTCTGGTGCTTTATATATAATATAATCTTCTCCACTAACGAATATATCATCAGCTAAAGAAAGCGTAGTGTCGCTATCAACAGCAGTTATTTTAGTTAATGTAGTATCATCAGTATTCTTTACAAAATAGTTATCGTAGTTACCATCGCTATTTTGGGTGATGCTTGTAGTAAATGTTTTTCCGCTATCTACAAGTTTACCACTTGATGTTGACGTTGTAGTTCCGTTCTCGGTATATTCATCTATATCGTTAGTACCAGTTTCGTTTGTATTGGATGGTTTCCAGTAGTTTAGTAAATCATCATGGGTAGTGCCGTTAAAGTTTATACCCTCACCGTCTGTAATATTAGTTATCCTAATACCATAAAAAAGCATTGGTGCTGTAAGAATAGGTTCGTAATTAGCAGATGGTTGACCTGTCTTGGGATTCTCTATTGGCTTAAAGTTTTCTCCTGCTGAATATCCCCATTGTATTTGAGTCTTACCTATACCAATTGAGTTTTCATCAATCAATCTCTCAAACTTAAAATGCTCAAACGGAACGCTAACTTTGTATGGCTTACCTCTATCTACTCCTGATGGCATAAACTCCTCATTTCCAAATTCATCGTTAAAGGTTTCTTTATGTTGCTTCATTAGAAGCGTCTTACCTTCCTTGTATTCAAAGTCTATTTCGCTGAATGGTATGGTGGATTCAATATCCGTTTCAGATGAATGAACATATTTAGTAACATCAAATGTAGTAGATGATGATGCCTCATAAAAGTCATCAAGAGTTACTACTTTAATCTTACCGTAATTAGCATCATTTCTATCCTGCTCTATAAATGCAGTAAGGTTAAATAACTTAAACAGCCCAGTCAAAAAGTCTATTATCTTCATCTTTGGCATCTGGTCAGACACGATTATAGAAGAAACTATGGTTTGTGAAGGGCAGGTATAGTCTCCCCTGTCATTTAAGCCAGAACCAGTAACTTCTGTTTTTAAGAATGGTGTAAATACAAGAACCTGTTTTGATTTCACCCTAAAAGTTACTACTGATGACTGTTGTATTAAATCTCCTGCGGTTTCTGTGTGTATAAGTGCATTTGTTCCTTTTGCTCCTGATACGGTAGATACAACTGCTCCATCTAAAAGCATCTCTATGTCATATTCAATATCAAGATTAGAAGCAGGACTACTAGCAGGAGTAATTGTTACTGTTGATTTAACATTTGCTTGTGGATAAGGAAAATATGTTAGTGCATTTAATGATAAGTTTTGTCCGTTAGATAGGTCTATATCCCAAACATCATCTGTGGTTGCGTTATGCGACCAATCCCCAAGAACCTTAGTAGATTCTTCGCTACCACCACCTAAAATACCTTTTGTCTTACTTAACCAAAGATACAGGTTGCTTATAGCGGTACTCTCAAAGAAGTTGTTAGCAGAACCAGACGCAAATGTCAATCCGTAAGAAGATTTTGCCTCAATAGCATCAATTATATCTGTTACCTTTATAGCTGGTTTTAAGTCATCAAATGTTAGTGCAACCTCTTCGCTTATAGTCCCGTTATCGTAAGACAAATCCCCTATAAGAGTATCGGAACTATGAGTATGTTCAGAGTTAAAGTAAAGTCTTTTAGTGTGCGTTATAAGAGGATATATTATTGAATCAGAGAAATAACCAGTAGTAAGACCAGTTTCTACTGCGTCTGAATCATAATCGTGGTCAAATGCCGATAAGTCAAGAACACTCAGCTCATCATCTCCTAACGCATCCTTTAGATTTACCGTATCTCCAAAGAATGTTATGTTGTATGAAAACGGTGCGTTGTCCTTCATCTTAACACCATTCAGAAACACTTTTCCTTCTCTAAAGGGTATATAATTTACATCTATTATTGCATCAACCTTTTTTCTGGCATCAAACGCACCTTCTGATATGTTGTAGTTGTAGAAGTGTTTAAATATCTTATTGTTCTTCTTTGACGCTGGAAGTGTAAATGATTGAGAGAAGTCGGTAAATATTTTAGCTATATCTCGTATATCTTGTATCTTGGATGTTACAGTTATAGTTTCATCTTCAAACAGGTCAACCTCTTGAAAAGTGCCATCAGAATCCTTTATGTACAATAAAACTTTATTCATTATCTAACATTGTTTATCACGCTTGAAGTATGGTCAAACTCAATAGTGTATTGAACTAACTTGTCGTTTACAGATGTTTTGAATCTTAGTGATTTCGTAGATGGTGTAACAGGGTGCGTTATACTTCCTTGAGTTAGCCATACATACTCACTAAGCATTAGCTCTTCTATTGCTTCATTGAATTGCTCTGTAACAAAAGGCGTGTTTAGTGTTGTTTTCTTTGTGGCATTAGTATTAAACTTCTGCATCTGATGGTCAGTACTGCTGTAATTAGTGTTAGCGTAATCAAATATATTTCTCTTATAACTCTCGCTAGTCGTGGTTATATCTTCTGAGGACTTATGGAAGAAGTACATCTCCTGTAACGCACCGAATCTATTTAGAAAGGTAATCTTAGATGAACCAAACTTTGAATCACAAACCCTGTGTATTGTAAACGTAACTGATGGTATGCCTAATGATATAGACGTGTCTGTTGCAGATATAATGGCTTTAGTTGATAAAGTGTTTGTGGCTATATAACTAGCCGTATTAAATGGTAAATAGATATCTGTGTTAGATTGTAATGTAGTTGATGGTAGCGTTGGGTTTACACTCCCTGTAAATAATCCATAGCCATCAAAACCTGTGTCTGTTGATGTACCTAAATCTGTCTCTGTACCTCCGCCATTAGCTTCTGTATATCTAAACCTTTGTGTGGCAATGGTTATTGTCTCTGCTGGATTAGATTGTGTAAAAGAGTGTTCTATGTAATCTCTACACAGTTCTGATATTTCAAATACAACTCTACTGTTTATAGCGTTCTTGATTATTGTATATCTAAGCGTACCATCAATAGTTATAGTTAGCTTTGCAGAAGCTGCGCTACTTACACTTATATATTGAGGTGAACGTAGTAATAAATTTGCCATAGTTTTCTATTTTGTTTTCAATACCCAGTTATCTCCTTTCTTGACATAACCTACTTTTGTTAATATTGTATCTAGTTTTTCTTTTATATCTTTACCTAGTGGTTCTGTAATTCCGTTTAATATCTCATCAAAACCTCTTTCTACAACTTCTTTTATGTAGTTTGCTGGTGCGATACCATTAGCTCTTATAGAATCGCCTATTTTGTACGCAACGCTTCTTAGGTTAGCTGGTGTTTGCTTTAGTTCTCTGCCCGTCTTAAAGTCTGTAAGTGTAACTGGCTTTGTTTTTAACCAGTTTATTATCGCTTCTGGCGGAGGTGAGAATGGTGCTGTTCCTTCATCAACAGCTTCTAGGTAGGAATTGCCGTATAGGTTTATGTCGAGACCATTGTTTTCTACCTTTACATTCAAAGAATCACCACCTGCACCACTAGAGCGAACCTGAGAATTTACTTTCCCACTTCTGCTTCTTACAGTTTCATAGGACTCAAGGAAATACTGAACCAGTTTGCTCTCGGCAAATGATTTTATATAGTCCTCTGTATTTTTGAATCTAATATCCATTACCTACAACCGTCTCCTGTTGAATTTATAAGTCTCATATCTGTATTAGGAATCTCAATAGATAGTTCTAATGCCCATCCAGAAAGCAGATTCTCAAATCTATCTTCAAATAGTGTGGCAGTTGCATCTGATGTTAGAACGTAATCCACATCATTAAGACCACCTCTTCTAAGTGAGCTTTGCAATCCATTGATTACCGTAAGTTGTGTGTTTAGTACATCTGCCCTATTATCTAGTCCTTTGTACGGAACTGAGTCCGTTGCCAGTTTATCATCCTTAGAGGCATCTACAATGTCCATACAGATTACCTGCATAGAGAAAGTCATTGTATGTTCTGAGAACGATACGTTCTGCACGTTAACGTGTGCCAATGGAAACAGCGTTTGTTTAGATAAGTCAACATCGAATATATTGCCAAAGGTTACTGTGGTTACACTTGGGCTACCATTTAGGTAGGTGTAAATCTTGTCCATTAAATCATAAAACTCTCTCATCTCTTATATGCTTTCTTTATCATTGCTGCTTCTATTTCGTTTTTCTCTTTATCAAAGGTTAGGAAGTTGAGGCACTTGAATATTGGAAGTTCGGTAACTGCATCAAACTTGAGAACATCTCCTCCAGCGAGTCCGTAGATTGATTGATACCAACCCCATTTTGCGCCAAAGTTTGCTTGAGCTGATAAGTCTCCTCCTGTGTCAGATTGTTCTGTATATAGTTCGGGATAGCTATCAACAACTCCTTCCCTAAAACGTAAAAAAAAACCATTGCACTCATCACTACATCTAACGGCATCTCTTTCATAAGGTTTGATACCTCTTCGCTTGCATCATAGGGTGCTACTGTGTATTTATCTTTCTGACTAAAGTTGACAGGTCTGTAAAGTGCTGCCATAGCTTTATGCATCCTTTGCCAATCAGATATATTATCTTCAACGTCTATATATGCCCCAAGAGCAATGTTCTCTAGCTTGGGTTCAAATCCCATATCTACGCCAAGTAAGTCAAACCTAGTTATTAGATTAGGCTTCTCTTCAAATGCCTTGTTGATTATAGTTAGCACTCTATCGGCATCCTTAGCAGGAATGCTCAATACTTCCTTTAGAGAGATGTTACAAAATATCTCAATAGTCTTTAGTGTTATGAATTCACCAGCATTGTCATCACCCTCGTTATCATCTATCACTTTCATGTATCGTTGGTATTGCCCAAGCGTAATGTCTGATAAGGCTGCTGGAACTGATAATTCTAATTCTATGG